ATAATGTATCAAAAGGTTTAAACATTCCCTGCGGCTGTCAAAGTCGTAGGGATGCTTTAAACAGAATATTACCTTATAAAAAATAAATATGGCTTTTAAATTAACAAACCCTCCTTATAAAGTAGACAATACTCCTATATACAGAGTTGATATGGAAGATGATGTTATGGGTAAAGCTAATAACAATGGCTCTATTATTATTAATATAGATTTAGAACCATCAAAAATAAACGAAGTTATTGCTCATGAAAAAGTACATTTAGACCAAATGGAAAGAGGTGACTTAGATTATGATAATGATAATGTTTATTGGAAAGGTAAAACTTATTCAAGAGCTGATATGGAAGAAGGTGCTAAAAATCTACCATGGGAAGCTGAAGCATATAGAAAAGCATAATGGCTAAAAAAAAATTTAATCAAACTAAAGTCGGTCAGTTTTTAAGTAAAGCTGCACCAGGTATTTTAGACCTAGCAGGTGATTTATTACCTGATTCTGGGGTTTTTGGTTTAGTAAAAAACTTAATACATAAAGATCCTGTGCTACCTGCAGAGGATAAAGAAAAAGCTCTTAAACTTTTAGAGCAAGATATGATTGAGATGCAAGAAATCTCAAAACGTTGGGACAGTGATATGAAAAGCGATTCATGGCTTTCTAAAAACACACGTCCACTTACATTAATATTTTTAACAGTATCAATGGTGTTGTTAATATTTTCAGACAGTATAGGTGATTCATTTGAGGTAGACTCAGGATGGGTTGATCTTTTAAAATCATTATTAATCACGGTATATGTAGCCTATTTTGGTTCACGTGGTGCAGAAAAATTTAAATCAATAAGTAATAAATAAATAAAAATTATGGGACAATACGCAGGACAACCTGATTTTGCTACAAACAACATTAAAGAGATAACAGCCAATAATACTATTAACCAGGCAAACTATTTAGACTCTTCAATAATATATATAGGAGATAACACTACATCAGGCGATGTAATGATTGTTATACCTTCTGGTACTGTTGGACCTAGTGTTATAAGTGGATTTTCTTCACCTTACTCTGGTTCAGGTGGTAGCGGTTATACCGCAGCTAATGGAGTTGCTACAACTACAGACGGAAGTGGCACGGGTTTAACAGTAGATACAACTGTTGTAGATGGAGCAGTAACAGCAATAGTAATAAACGCTGCTGGTTCAGGTTATTTAAATGGAGATTTAATAACAATAAGTACAGGTGGTGCTAACGCTGTATTTAGAGTAAATGCAGAAGCTGGTTTACCAACAGGAGCTCAATCAGTGACTTTTCACGGATTACAAGCTGGTGGATTTTTACCTGTAACTGTAGATTACGTTTTAGCAACTCAAGGAGGAGAAACAACTACAGTTGAACGATTAATAGCAGCAAGATAACATGGGTATTGGAGCTGGTATTGGTAACAGTATACCTAGAGGTATTACAGGAGACGCAGGTTTTCCAACTCAATTTTTTGAAATACTACAAGAAGACGGATCTTTTATGTTATCTGAAGACGGAGCACCCAACACGTATTTGATAACAGAACAACAATAATATAAATATACAACATGCCAAATTTAAAATTTTCACAGTTTGATACAGAAACAACTACTACTAGCGTAACAGGTATAGTAGGTTATAATACTACTGCTAATAAAAATATTCAAATAACTCCAGCTAATTTCATAAATACAACTGGTGGTCCTTATTTACCACTTGCTGGTGGTACAATGACTGGTAATATAGTCTTTAATAGTGGTATAAGAGCACAATTTGGTGGTGGAAACTCAGAAATTTTTTTTACTGGATCAAATTTTGTAGCTTCCACTTTTGCTGGTGACTTTATTATTTCTAATTATGCTGATGATAAAGATATTATATTTCAATCAGATAATGGTTCTGGTGGAGTAACTCCATATATAACCATTGACGGCACTAATGTTAGAACAAAATTTTCAAAAAACACAATTCATAGTGATAATATTAAAGCTAACTTTGGTAACGGTTCTGATTTACAAATATACCACGACGGAAGTAATAGTTATATAAAAGAAACAGGAACAGGAAACTTAACTTTAGACACAGACGGCGCACAAATAAATTTAGGTGGTGGAGGTGAAAACTTTGCAGTTTTTAGAAAAGATGCATCAGTTGATTTATATTACAATGGAAGTAAAAAGTTTGAAACTACAAGCGCGGGAGTTGACATAACAGGTGATATACTACTTGAAGATGTAAGTGAAGGGTTTAGTTATATAGGAATGAATACTTCTGATGGTTCTGATGATCAAGAATTATTTTTATCAGGTGGTGGACTAGCAAGTGGAGCAAGAGGTGGTATTATAAGTCTAAAAGGTAATGAAAAAAGTTCTGGTTCTGAAGGTGGTAGCATTACACTTCAAGCTGGAAGAGTATCTACAGGTGATATTATATTTAAAACTGGGGTTACAGTAGCAGAAAAAATGCGTATTCTAGAGGGAGGAAACGTCGGGATCGGAACTGATAGTCCTACAAATAATTTACAAGTTACCTCTTCTGGTAACTCACAAGTTCTCGTTGAAAAAACAGGTGGAGCTGCAGTTTTAATTCAAGCACAAACATCAGCTGGGGTTGTTGGAGTACAGACAAATGATAGACTAGATTTAAAAACTAACGGATCAACAAGAATGAGTATTTCTAATACTGGCAACGTCGGAATCGGAACCACTACTTCTGCAAATAATCTTCAAGTAAAAACATCAAGTGACGGTGGCGGTATAACTATACAAAGAAATAGTAGCACAAGTAATGCTTTTGCTGATTTAATGTTTTCTATTTCAACAAGTGATTCAGCAAGTCCAGAAACAAAAATTAGAGCTACAAGGGGTGCAAGTTATGATGATACTGATATTTCATTTATAACAAGCAATACCGAAAAAATGCGTATTGATTCCTCTGGCAACGTCGGTATTGGAACGACGAGTCCTGCATATAAACTTGCTGTTTACGGCTCTAGCACAGATAGCGAAATAGTAGCTTCTTTTGGTAGCGCAAATGATGCAAACGAATACACAGCTATTGGATTATCTGGTTTTATAGCGGGTAACGATGCAACTAAAGCAGGTTTAGCATTAGAAAGAACTTCTACTTTTGGTGTAGGAAAATTGCACTTTTTAAATAACACCACTATAGATGACTCGAATATGACTCTAAGTGATTCTAGAATGGTTATAGATGCAGACGGAAACGTCTGTATCGGAACCACTAGTGCTAACGTTAGAAGACTAAATGTTCTTGGTGCTGTTGGCGCCAATATCGTAGCTAGGTTTAAGTCCCCTGATAACAAAGGAGCTATATCAGTTGAAGATGATACTACAATAGCTTATGTTTCTGCAGAAAATGATAGACTTGGACTTGGACCAAGTTCTGGTTTAAGTACAAATAATATAACAATACATACTGCCACTAATAATGTAGGTATTGGAAATGTTACCCCTGCTTCAAAACTAACAGTTGATGGAGGTGATATTGAAATAGATGATTCAGCAAGTGGATTAATATTAAGATCACCTGACGGAACAAGATATAGAGTAACAGTAGCAAATGGTGGAGCAATTTCAGCATCAGCAGTATAATAAATAAGTTAATTATTAAAATAGTAAGTGACTATATTACTAAGTAATAACAATTAAATTAAATCAAATGAGTAAAGAAAACAAAATTAAAGAAGAACAATTACAAAAAATTGTAAAAGGACAAAACGACCTTAATCAACTATTGTGTAGAATAGGTGCTTTTGAAGCTGAAAAATCAGTGGTATTAGCAAAAGTTCATGAAAAAAATAATGAGCTAGAAGATTTTAAACAAGAACTTCAAAAAGAATACGGAGCTATAAATGTAGATTTAAAAGACGGTTCTTATACATTAGTAGAAGAAAAAAAGGATTAGTAATGGATTCTATAATAAGAAAAATCAGTATTGGTGCTGACTATAAATCTGACGCTATGCATTATTCGCTAAAGCAACAAGTGTATGGTGGTCATGAAATATCACATATTTTACACGAGCAAGCTGATAACTCTTATAATATATTTATAAAAAAGAACAACGAAGTATTGCCATGGAAAAAATTTAATTCTAACATGGCAATATCAGTTGAGTATGATTTAGAATATTAATGAAAAGTCTATATGATTTTATTGTACAACCTTTAGACAAGGAGTATAATAACGAAATAAAAATAGACGGAAAGTCTTTAGTTTTAAATACAGATCTTAATTCTTTTAAGTCTGTTAGTAAACTAGCAAGAGTTGTAAAACCACCTTTAGCATTTAATACAGAAATTGAAAAAGGTGATATAGTTGTTATACATCATAATGTGTTTAGAACTTTTTACGACATAAGAGGTAAACTCAAAAAAAGTAGATCTTTCTTTAAAGATAATTTATATTTTTGTCAAATTGACCAATTATATTTATATAAAAAAGATCAAAAATGGAAATCTTTTGGTGATAGGTGTTTTGTAATGCCTATAAAAGATAATAATAGTTTAACGCTAGATAAAGAGCAAAAACTTATTGGTATACTTAAAATAGGTAATAGCTCATTAGAAGCGCTAGGAATTAATCCTGGAGACCTTATAGGTTATACGCCTTACGGTGAATGGGAATTTATTATTGATAATCAAAGATTATATTGTATGAAATCAAATGATATTGTTATAAAGTATGAATACGAAGGAAACGAAACTGAATATAATCCAAGCTGGGCAAGTAGCAGTTGAAGAATTAATTAAGGTCGCAAAAGAACCTATAGTAGATTCAGACGATGACATATCAGCTGATAGACTTAAAAATGCCGCGGCTACTAAAAAGCTAGCTATATTTGATTGCTTTGAAATACTTAATCGTATTGAAGAAGAAAAAAATATGCTAGAAGAAAAGCCTAAAGAAACAAAAAAAGAAACTACGTTTCGTGGTTTTGCTGAAGGAAGGTCTAAGTAATGTATAAGCAAACTTTATATAAAATAATAAAAGACCATGTAAAACCTAAAGTTCTTAAACGAATGAATAGGTATAAAAAATGGGAATATGGATATAATGAAGACCATGATATGGTTATTATATCTAAGACTGGACAAATCGGTAATATTTACGAAATACAAAACCTTAAAATAGCCTTACCGCTAGAAGCTGATGTTCATGAGTTTGAAGAAAACAAATGGACTAGATTTGATTATCCTAAAGTATTAAGTAAAATAAAAACAGTATTTGACTGGAGAGAATATCCAGATGACTTTAAAGAAAAATGGTATGACTATATTGATTTAGAGTTTAAAAGACGTGAAGAAGGTTTTTGGTATATAAACAAAGATAAACCTATATTTATAACTGGTACACATTACATGTATTTACAATGGTCAAAAATTGATGTTGGCCAACCAGATTTTCGTGAATCAAATAGATTATTTTTTATATTTTGGGAGGCTTGCAAAGCAGACTACAGAAGTTATGGCATGTGTTATTTAAAAAATAGACGTTCTGGTTTTTCTTTTATGGCGTCAGGTGAAACCGTTAACATGGCTACAATATCTACTGATGCACGTTTTGGTATATTATCAAAGTCAGGTGCTGATGCTAAAAAAATGTTTACAGATAAAGTTGTACCTATATCAGTCAATTATCCTTTCTTTTTCAAACCAATTCAAGATGGTATGGATCGACCTAAAACAGAGTTAGCATATCGTGTGCCAGCTTCCAAGTTTACAAGAAGATCTATAATATCTACAGAAAAGCAAGAAGATCTTACAGGTCTTGATACAACTATTGATTGGAAAAATACTGGTGACAATGCTTATGATGGTGAAAAATTAAGATTACTAGTACATGATGAATCAGGTAAATGGGAAAGACCTAATGATATACAAAACAATTGGCGTGTTACTAAAACTACACTTAGATTAGGTTCTAGAATTATTGGTAAGTGTATGATGGGTTCAACATCAAACGCTTTAGATAAAGGTGGTAGAAATTTTAAAAAATTATACGATGACTCAGATGTTACAAAAAGAAATGCCAATGGACAAACGCGTTCAGGACTCTATTCTTTGTTCATTCCTATGGAGTGGAATTACGAAGGATACAT